CTATTTAAAAATGTTATGTTGAATTGCATAAAAAAAGAAGCTTACCAAAGCTCCTACTGATAATCCTATATACCATTTTAGGACAGATACAAGTTGCTTTAATTGATCACAAAGGTTCTCAATTTTAGTATCTATTTTAGATTGATTTTGTTCTATCTTATCAATTCTTTTTCCATGATCATTAAGCCTAATATCATGTACATTAATTTTTTCTTCTAGTCTTTTATGTTTTTCCTCGCAAACTTTTAACTCCACATTATACCTCCATTAAATAAAACACATCTTTTGTATATACTTTTAATCTATAGTCTTTCTTATATTACAAATATTACAAAAAAATTAGAGCAATAGAAATAATATCTATGCTCTAATTTTTTGCAATAAAAAAGACCTATTATGGTCATCTAATTTATCTTTATTTAGTTTTACACATTGTTAACTTAAATTGATCATCACATAAATCTAGTATTTTATAATCATTACAATTGTATTTGATGGATTTATTATTCTCATCTGTATCAATTAATTCAATACTATCTATAACTTCATTCATGTCTAATTGAAAATCAGTTTTCCATATTCCACTTTCATCTTTAGACATAGGGAATTCTTTATTATTTAAATTTTGGGTTATTATATTTACATCATCTGCACCATATTTATTGTACCAATTTTTTAATTCAATATTATCTATAGGTTGTCCAAGATTAATAAAATTTGATTTAGTTGAATAATAATTTAAATTTTGATTGATTAGACATCTATATGGATTTATATCTTCAACATACCATTCTGTAAACATAGTATAAGCACTTGTATAAGTCATTTTATAAATCCCTTTTTCTAAGTTGTTAGCTAATAAATACCATTCATTGTCTTTAGTTGGTATATTGGATTGTATTAATTTAAAATCTTCATCATTATTGCTTTTTTCGTATAAGCTTACTGGTTTAGGTGTTGAACCACCACCATCAGTATATTTTTGACCATAAGCCCATATGTTACTCTTTTGATGTAATTCAAAAATTATTTTTCTATCTGAATTAGTAGGACTAAGAAGTACCCCATATCCTGTATGTGTATTTAGATTACCATCAAATAATGTTTCTATTTTATCAAACCTATTTTCATCATTATAAAATAAAAACGTTATCTTCCCTTCTTTGCCTAACTTTTTAATATTAGGTTTTGCTATTCCAGACATTATATCACCCCATTATATTTAAAATGAATATTTTATATTATTTTCATTAATACTTCAAATTTACTATTATTAATTTTTTTTATTTCATCTGATATTTTGTAATTACTACAACCATATTCAATATACTTTTTATCATTCTCTTCTATAAGATTTATATTATATTTTATATCATTTAAGTTAATGTCGAAAGACTTGTAATAATCTTTTTCTAGCTTTGTAGGTATCTTTTTACTATTTAGTTCTTTAGTGAGTATAGATATATCATTATAACCATATTCATCTATTATATTGTTTAGCTCTTCACTATTATCTATCTTTCCTAGATCTATATAATTATTATTTATTGAGTAATAGTTACTATTCTGTTTTATTAAATATTTATTATATGTCACCTTAGACATCATACACAATTTACCAATACATAAATAATGACCACCATTATTATCAAAAATATTTATTTTATATATTTTATAAGGAATATTGTTATTAAATATAAATTCATTATTACGCATTAATTGCCAATTAGTTATATCTTTTCTAGTATCTAATTTTTCCCAATCTAAACCATTGTTACTTCCTTCAAAACTCCAATTTTTAGGTGACGCTGTGTTAAAATCTCCACTATTCCTCGGGCAAATTGAATATTTATTTATAATTATAGGCTCTAAAAATTCGTAACTTAACCAACTATTTTTATTTGTAGTAGCCCAACAATCATCACCATCAACACATGTATCATTAAAAGCCTTCCACGCTTCCCATGTTGTGCCGTAAGTGGTACTAGCTTTGCATTTCCCAATTGGAGTTGTATTACTTGTCATTTTAGGTATTAAATTTTCAGTATATTTTATTTCCATTTTATCACTTCCAATCTATATTCTAAAATTATTTTATTTAAAATGAATATTTTATATTATTATCTTTATTCCTTTTTCATAACTATCCCAAACTTGCCACCATTAATTTTTTTAATTTCATCTAATATTTTATAATGATCACAATTATATTGAATATATTTCTTATCATTTTCTTCAAATAACATTATATTATCTTTTACATCATTAAGATTTATATCAAATGACTCATAATATCCAGTATCTTTTATCTTAGTAGGAATTAATTTATTATCTAATTCTTTAGTAATAATAAATGATAAATCATCATATCCATAATTGTCTAATAAATCATTTAATTCATCCTCTGTATCAACTTGTCCTAAATTTATATAGCTATTATTTATTGAGTAATAGTTTTAATTTTGCCTTATTAGATATTTAAACTTTTGTAAAATAAAAAATTGATCATTATCATTGTTATCAAAAGTACCTTCAAATAATTTATTCCACGCTGTACTACTATAAGATAACTTTTCATTGCTTATATATAATGAAAAGTTTTTTGCACTAAATCCACCTTCACTTTTGGAACCAGTTTTTATTATAATGTCATTTAATAACTTATTAGATGAAAATATTATATAATGAGGGAATGAGGAACTTCTATTTGTTTGCCATCGTCTATTTCCTGCATCTTCTTGAAATGCTCCAGTACCATCACCAGTATACTCATAAGAATCTACTGATACATATTTTAATTCTGTATTTGTAGTCGAATTTTGAATCTTGGATATCATACATATGTTATATGGACTAGGATATATATTATCTATTTTTAACATATAATAATACATATAAAAACCTCCTTTTTAATGTATCTTGTATACATTCCCATACACTAATATCTATACTTCTTTAAATAGAACTTTACAATAATCACTATTTTTCTTTAATACATCAATAGGTCTAAAAGGTTCACAATTGTAAATCATTTCACATTTATTTTTTTCTAAATCATCTGTATATACAAGTAATTTAACTTCTTCTAAGTTCTTAAATTTACTCAATAATAAGTCTTTAGTTAGTATATCAATGTCATTGAATCCATTATTATTAAAATTATCTTCATCTAATGTTTGTGATGGTGATAAAATTATTTCTATATTATTAATTGTATAATATTGATTCTTTTCCTTTATCAAATATTTATTTATATTTATACTTTCCATCATCTCAATCTCATCTATACTTACATATTGATCACCATTATTTCTTGAAATATTTAACCTATAATATTGATATTTATTAAAATTTTTGAATGTATACTCTCTTTGTTCATTAAGTTTCCAATTTATTTCATTATTTCTCGCATCCAAAATATTCCAATTAATATTGTCATTACTCCCTTCAAATGTCCAATTTCTAGGTGCACTATTTATATATATATCATTATTAAAATGTTTAATTGTATATTTTGATATTGCTCTTTTATTATTTATGCCAAAATCTATTTTTAGCCATCCTGTAGAAATACTATTTCCAGCCACCCAATATTCTTTAGAATCTCTGTCAAAGGCATGCCATGCTTTGTAACCATTACCATAATGAGAACTTGCTGATACAGTGATTCCATTAACAGAATCACTAGTCATTTTAGGTATCAAATTTTCAGTATATTTTGCCATATTTATTCCACCTCACTTATACTCATAAAATCATTACTAAAAGGTATTTCAAATAATTTACCATTACCTAAATTCCCCTTATCAATTCCATTAATATCTTGAGTATCTATAGTTTTAGTTAATGAATTTAAATCATCTATACCATAAGTTTCAAAATCACTTTGTATTAATGTTTCTTTTTCATTTAATTCAGTTATAGGTTGGAACTGACCACCTTTATAAAATTGAGATTTCAAAGAGTAATATTGATTGTTTTGTTCTAATAAATATCTATACTCTGCAATATTTTTTATTATGAAATTATCATAATACTCAACAAACCTACTATAACTATTTGAATTTATCTCAAAAATCAACTCTTCTCCAAGAGAATCCCAGTTTGGAATATCACATACTAATAAAGGTGCTTCTTCATTATCAATAAACATAGATATATTTTTTTTATTTTTGTTCAATAATAACTTTATATGCAAAATTTCGCCTACTGAATAATTGACAGATACAGTTTTTAGTAATTTATTAGTATAAGCCATTGAAAACTTAGTTCTTTTAGATGAATCATAGTTATCTGCTAAATAAATTAAAAAACTATTAATACCATCGCATTGAATCATATTATACCTATTGTCTCTTATTGGAGTTTTACTAGCATTATAAAAACCCACATATGGTTTATCAGCTGATGAATAATGATTTCCTATTGTATAATCGAATTCTATAGAAAGACCCTTATGACCTATTTTATTCTTATTTATTTTAACTCTAGGATGAACATAAGCTCCACACCAGCTTCCAGTTGCTGAAAATTTTAATTTTCCATTTTCTAAAATTACATCATACCCGTTTAAAGTATTAATTTCCCATTTATTTTTATCTAATACCGCTCCTGTATCAAATGCATCCTGAAAAATTATTCCCAAAAAAATCACTCCAATCTATTTAATAAAATAATTTAATAGTTAATTTTAATATCTCCACTGAACTTACATTCTACTTGCAGTAATGTATTACTAGCGTAAATTACTTCATACAAATCTTCTTTAACCTGTTTCCATCTTCCAACACCATCATATTGCAAATCTAGTTTATCTATCTCTTCAATATCTGTTATATTGTCCATACTAAATAAATAAGCAAATCTTATCTTTTTAGTAGTAACTAATTCATTCCAGAACACATCATTAATAGCATTAAAGGTAGCAATATTCATCCCATTTTTTCTTACATCATCCACATTTAAATTAACATTTACCCATTTTTCTCCACTAAAAGTCTTCCACGTATTACCGCTATCTACACTGCAAACTATTCGAATATTATTACCGTTAGCAGTTAATCTAAAATAATCTATATGATCTACATTGCTTAGATTCATATCACCTTTAGGAATAAGTAAACGGTCAAATGGGATAGCCTTTGTTTTTAATTTTTGAATAACTCCATCTTCAAATGTTTCAAAACCTTCTATTTTTTTAAATAATCTTTTATCCACATCAACACTATATTCAGTGAAACTTTCTGCATCTCTAATAACTTCAAAATCACTTATATGATTTGTTTCTAAATGTGCTTTACCATCAAAGGTCATCATTCTATTGTCATTAAAATCATTACTTTCATCATTAGTAAATTCGTTTTTAACTGATATTAAATCCTGTGTATTTTCTGTATCATATCTCAAAACATTCACACGATGCACTTTAAAATCTACTGTGTTAACAGGGATGTTAACGATTCTAGGTGTTTCGGCACTTCCCACTATACCCATTTTAGATATTTGTTTCATCCCTGCGCCAACTATTTCTCCTGCATCTATACCATCAATAGTTGTAAACTTTCCTGTTTCCTCTGAATAAGCTACTAATTGTTTATTTTTCTTATTAGTAACATCTACATCCTCTAGCTCCTCAAATTTTGTAATTCTTTTATCTATTATTTCCTTTTGTATTTTCTCACTTGACCATCCAGTTTTATTAGAAATTACACTATCATCTAAAATTATATCCTTGTCCAAAGTTACATTAAAAAATTCACTCATTAAGCCACCTCCTATTCACTGATAACTAAGTGAAAATCTCTAACTGCAAAATTATGATTTTCTGCATTTTTAGTTATTTTTACATATATACCTTTACTTTCACTCTGTTTTATACTATCTATAGTTAAAGAGTCTGTATAATTTATACCATCAAAAGACAGTTGTATTAAATCATTACTAGGTGTTTCAGTGCCTATTTTAATATTGTTATAATCCTTATCTCCTATATTTTTAATTGTTATTAGCTCTTCTAAATCTTCGAGCATAGCAGGACTAACATTAGTTACTACATTTCCATGATATATAATTTCAAAATTGTATGGACTAAATACCCACATATCACCATATTGTAACTGAAGAACATCACTAGTATATATCATTTTTCCATCCATATCTTTAAATGTAAAATATCCACGCATGTTGCTATCTATAAATACTTTACATTCCATATCTGAATTAAATAATCTAGTTTTAATTAAATTATTATCTAAATCATATAACTCACATAAAGTATTTTCTGGGAAATTCTGAATAGTTACATGGGGATTAGCGTAAACCTTATAATTATTTAATATAAAATCTTCATCACTATACTTCATAAAACCTTGCTTTGTAAGTGACTCTGCAAATTCCATTCCGCCCATGTTTGTATAACTTTTACCATCATTACTTGAATAAGCTTGTATATAATTATCTTTCTTAAGTATTTTCCAATATCTATTTTGTTCATTTGATTTTAAATCCTTAATACCAAAAATATGATCGCTATTCCCTAAATAAAGCATGGAATAATCCATATCTTTTATATCATTGAAATTTTCTTTTTCAACCTCAATAACAAATTCTTTATAATCAAATTTTCTTTCTATTTTATTATTACTTATTAGTTTTAATTTACCTGTTTTAATATCTCTAGTTATATTGCTTTCTCCCGCAAAATCAGCAAAAGAAGAAGCCAAGAAAAAATTCTCAGCTTCTAATAATCCATTTTTAACTTGTATAAGTTTCATTGAGATCACCTCTAAACTCTAGGCTGCATTATATAATCATATGGTACAAACTCAACTATTTGTATATCTTTAGTTCCTATACCATTTGCTAATAATGTATGTGCTTCCTCTAGTGCATCTTCATAACAATTAGTAGCGTAAGATGTTATTTCACTTCCATTTTTATCTGTTTCATGGCCGTATGGTAATTGGGCTAAGGTTTTATTTTTTAATATTCCCCACATCTTTTGTCTAGTTTTTTTAAAATCTATTGTACTTGTTAACATACTATCTACCTCCCAAATATATTTTTCTTTTCAAAGTTCTGTGTTTCTATCATGTAATTTCTCTTACCTTTTAGTTTATCTAAATCCTTCATAATATCACCATTAGCTGCTACTTTATTAAATTCCCTTTCAATATCCATAGCTTTCGGATTATGCCAAATTGGTACTAAGTTAAAATGATGTTGTTTTAGATAATCTATTAAATTAGCTATAAGTAATCCTATAGCTTGTAATCCATTTTCAGTATTAAGGAAGTATACCTTTTCAGCCTCCCACCTAATCCATCTGTATGCTCTAATATAATCTGCATTTGGACTTGATGTATCTAAAGTATACCAATCATAAATCAATTCCATTATAAATTGGATAGATTCTTTACCTGTGCAACTTAACCAAGCTTGCGTATTTTTATGCCATATCATTATTAAGATATTTATTAAATCTAACATTATTTCAATACTAATTGTCATAGGTGGAATGTTATAATCCACTCCCCAATCTTTCCCCCATTCAATAGGATGATTATTAAATCTTAGATATTCATAATCTAAATTATTTAATAGATCATTATTATATATATAATCTTTATTAGGAACAATTAGCCTATCCGTTGGATTTGTAGGTTTTAACCACCACCATCTTTTGGTCATTTCAATAAACTTATTTTTATTAGGTGTATATATTTGTCTTATAGCTCCATTATTTAAATATTTATTACTTTGTCTATAAATTTGCCATATACTTAAATTTAATAAATCTCTTTCTATCTGCTTATAGATATTAATTATAGGGCTATTATCTAAATATTTTTCGTTATGTTTAAATATATTAGTTGTATATTCCCTATCTAAATATCTATTATTATATTTAAATATAGATCTTATAGCTTGCCTATCTAAATACCCGTTGATACTTTTATCTATAAATTTAAATACATCTTTATAAAAATATTTTTTATTATGGTCTTTGCATATTTCTTTATGCGCTATTTTATTTAATGCATTTTTAATTCTATATTTTTCTATATCCTTTAGAGCTATATTATACATTAACATGGTTTTATAATTTCTATCTATATCTTTTAAATCTAATATTTTTAAATTATTTATACTTGTATCTATATCTATTCCAATTATAATATCTTTGTTTAACATTGTTTTATTACTTATTTTAGCTACTTCTTTTAGATTGGATCTATCTATAAATCTATATTTATTTTTATTTATATTTTTAAATCCATGTTTCTCAACAAACTTCAATTTATCTATATCTATTTCCTTGCAATAGATTCTATAAAGATAATATCCAATATTCTTTTCTATATTTATATACTTCTCTAGTTTTAAATTTTGTAAAGATTCACCTTTAAATATTTCTTTTTCTACTATTAAATCTGTATATATACTTTTGAATTTATTCAGTTGTAGATTTTCTCTATCTATAGATAAATTTATTAAATTATTAGCTTTATTTAGTTGTAGAATTTCTCTTACCAATAACTTATTGTTATAACATATAGATATATCTGTATTTTTTCTTACATCAAGTTCCTTACTTGTTATTCTATTTATACTTATATATTTTATTTTATCTAAAGATATAGTATTGTTTTTATTTACTTCTTTATTTCTTAATTCTAACTCTTTTTCAAATTCTTTTTTTATATCAGTAATTTTCTTGGATATATATTTATTCTTTTCTTTCTCTATATTATCTTTAGGTTCTTTATAAAATAATTTATCTCCTTTAATTTTATCTATTTCACCCATTGTTTCTTTGTAAAATAATTTTTCTGTAGTCTTTACTACTTTTTCTGTAGTATCGTATATAAAAGTTCCACTAGAAAAAGCATTGTCCCCTACATATTCAAAACTACATAGGGGTATTTTATGTAGGGGCATTTATACCACCTCTCTTATTTAGTTGTTTTATAACATCTAATAGCAACACAATAATTTATATTAGCACTATTGTTTAAGAAACAATATGGCGCAGTAATTTTAAATTTCTTATAATATTCTTCCTCTTCTGTATCTTTCTTATATGCTAATCTATCTGTATCGTTTATTGCACTGGCATCACCTACAAGTACATTAATCATTTTACCTCTTTCCATATCAACTGGATGTACAAGTGTTATATCTGAGAATTGATGTTTTTTATGATTATATCTACTACCTTCTACATTACATTTATCCATAAAAGGATTAGTAGCATAAAAAGCTGGATAATGTGGTTGATATGGCATACCTATTTTATTAGCTATCATACACACATCTGTTACTCCTGTTGCAGTTCTTTCTCCATAAACCTTTGAATAATTAGGTTCTATATCAGAAGATACAGTTATACCAAAATTATATTTATCATCTGTATAAGCTGAATCTTCTACTGGCTTTAAAGCTCCAATATAAGCATAAGATGTAAGATAGTTTTCATAAGGATGAACATCCGCAGATGGATCTCCACATAATACTAAATTTATACTATCTTTAGTTACATTTATCCAATATTGAACGGGTAAAAAGTCTTTTATTTCTGGTTGTAATTTTCTATACCATGCTAATCTATAATTATATTCAGCTTGTATATTTTTAGATATACCTAGATCTGTTTTATCTGCGTTTAATTTATCTGATATTTGCAATTTTATATTGTTTATAGAATTGCTTTTAGTCATAGCACTGACATAAACATCGTAATCACCACTTTTACTCCATCTATCAGAAACTCCAGCCATCATTTCTAATACTTGTGCATCTGTTCTACTAAAACTATCCCCATTGCCGTTATAATAAGTATGCAACTTATTAAAGTCAATTAATGCCTTTTTTTCTTCTTTTGTTAAGTCCGCTTCTTCTCTATCTATTTTTACATAAAACTCTTTTCCATAGGTTGTTGTTGCTTTTATAATACACTTATCATTTTGAGAACCTACTGTAAATACAGTATCTACTTTATCTGTCTTAGAGTTATCTTTTATAAGATTTATTGTACTTCCTTCTCCTGCTGATCCTATTTTATTTATGCTATCTGGATAAACTAAATCCCATTTATATATACCTGAATTTTGTGTTATTTCAGTTGCTAATGTTTTTACTAAGTTTTTTACACTTGTATTTCCTTCAACAAAATAAAAATTATCTGTAGCCATTTTATCTACCTCCTGTTATCAATTATTTATTTAAATTTGTTATTTTTAAAGTATTTAAATCCATTATAAATATCTCTTTTAGATCCTTATTTGCTCCTAAATTAATATTAAATTTTTTAAGTAGTTTATTACCATAAGGTCTATATTGATATATTTCTAAAGTTACAGGCTCTTTTAGTTCTACTCCATTAAAATTCCTTATACTTATATGAAGCTCTCTATTTTTGTACCCTTTAACACTTATTATTTCAGGATTTTTATTTGTTTTATGTTCTCTATAATCAAAATTAAGATAAAATCCATCATATGATCTATTACCAAAGTAAACTTCTTTATCATCTATCTTTCCATGTAAATCTATGTCTGCATCTGTATTCTCTTCCCAATTCATTACCACAGCTATATCCCATTCATTATCTATATCCTCTATGCCTGGTGGTGGCTCTACTGTAATACTAGAATCTTCTCCATCTATATACTCTAAATCCACAATTATCTGTCTACTATTACCGCTTAAATTATGGGAAATAAAAGAAATAGGCGTATTAGCATTTACTTTATAGAATGTGTTAAAGTATTTATGCTCTCCTATTTCCTTGGTTGTTGCATTATCTATTATTTTCATTTTATTAACTTCTAAACTGTATCTATCATCCTTTTTCCAACCTGTCTGATTAAAATGTAGTCCTGTAATATATATATCTTTATCAAATTTAATTTGCTCTTTATAATCATTTTGTATTGCTGGGATATCTAATAATATACCTTTCACCTTTTGAATGCCTTCAATTTTTCTGTATATAAAAGTATCAATTTTTTTCTTTAGCCCTTCATATTGTACACTTGGCAATAAATCTTTTAACTGTTGTAGTAAGTCTTGTATATTATTAGTATTTATCTCTGGATAATTAGTTCTTATATTATCATCTATCAGACTTAACAAATGATTTTTTAAATCTTCTGTAAGTTCTTCAAAATTAATTATATATTTAGGTAAGCTCAAATTAAGCACCTTCTTTATATTCAAAGATTGAACTTGTATCATTTCTTGGATAAACTTGAGCTGTTTGTGTTATCTTTAAATAAGGATTCTTAATATTAAATTCATCATAAAAATGTAATACACTTTGATATAATTCTTCCAAAGTTACAATTCTATTTTTATCTTTATCAGATTTCTTAGTTTTAATGCTTTGTGTTAATGCCCATGTAAAAGCTCCTGAAGGATTAGGATTTCCATTATATCCAGCGCTCAAGTCACCAGATGTTTCTGAACCTGCACTAGCTGTTAAAACCTTATATCCTTGTTTATTTAATGTTTTGTCTATACTTCTAAGTTTCTCCTCCACTACAGCTAATGTATATGCAAAATTTTTATCTATAGCAAGTCCACTGTGGCAAGTATCAATAAATATTACCTTAGTACCTTTTATATCATCCAATATTGTTTGTAATTCATATACTGTTATTATGTTATCTTTTGCCACCAAAGCAAACTTATCTTCATATACAGTACCATGCCCAGACCAAAACAAATAACTAATATCATTGTCTTGTGCATCTTGAAAAGTGCTTTTTATTAAATTTAATGCTTCTGATTTAGTCTTATTTTTTGCAACTATATTTTTTGTAAATTTAGCACTTTGTTTGTGTTCTTTAAATAAATTAGACATATTGTCAGCATCATATGTGCAACCCATAAGGTTATTAGCGCCTTGTAAAGTATATTCACTTTCTCCTATAGCTAAAAATCTATAGTTTTTTTCACTAGTGGTAGGTATAGTAGGTGTAGTAGGTGTAGGTAAATTACTATTTTCTAATATATTAAAGTCTACCCATAAAACTTTATTAGTTCCACTAATATTATTGTAAATAAATTTAACTGTGCCATTTATAGGATAAAATACATTTAAAAATTTATGTTCACCATATTCTTTAGTGCGTACACTTTCAAATAATTTATCATTACCTACTTGTAAATCCCAGCTATCTTCAAATCTCCAACTAGATTGAGAATATGTTATACCTGTTATTTGTCCATTTCCCTTAAATTCTATTATATGCTGTCCTTTTACTGCAGGAATCTCTAGCATTTTCCCATAAATTTTCTGTGTGCCTGATATACCTAAATTTCCACTTAAATTATCTAACTTTACACCTAAAGCATTTAACGCATTTATTAAATCATTATAATCTACACCTTGTATTTTATCTTTAATTTCTGATAATAAATTTTCCATATCTTTGGTAGAAAAGTTTATATTGCCTATGTCAACTTTCACACCATTTTGTAAATAATCTTTAATAAGATCTGATAGTTCATCAAAGTTGACTACATAGGAAGGTAATCCCATATTATTGCCACCTCCTATACATAATCTATTGTTTCTAATTTACCATGATTATCTTTAATTAATTGTATTGTTTTATTTGTATTATTAGGGTGCGTTGTTTTAATTCTATATACCTTACCTTCTGCATTTCTAATTAGTTCTTCTTGCCATTGCATATCTGTTCCATTAGCATATATAAATTTATATGCTTTATTATTACTATCTCTAATTATTCTACATGGATATTCGGGTAATTCCCCAGTATATTTTGAATCTTCATTTGTATTTATTTGATTTTTGAAATTTCTTTTTCTTAATTCTTGATCTAAAATATAGACTACTGGTTCCCTAAAATTTTTATATCCCATATGTGCCATTTTAATCACCTACTATTGTTTCAATCTTCCACTGCCTATTTGGATACATTGATCATACACTTTTGTTTTATCTCGCATACCTTGTAATTGCAATGTATCTACATATGTGTCAGCATTTATTTCTGTACTTATTCCTACAATTAAATACCAACCATTACCTCTTTCATTATTTACTAATTTAACTACTTGTCCTAAATCAATATTAGGTATTCCAGCTACTGGTACTACATTTAGAGCAGTACTCTCTCTCCACATATCTAAAAATTTATATCCTGCTACCTTTTGTTTTAATAATGGAGTACTAGCTAATGGATTATCAATTATATCTACCCATCTTTCACCATTTAAATAACTAGTCATAGCTTTGGATTCAAAAATAGAATATTTATCATTACAACAAATCTTTAATATATTTCTCATTAAACTAGAATCTCTGCTAGCAGTTTCACTAGATAAATTAGTATCAACAGATAAAACATAATCATGGTGATTTGCTTCATGATTCCCTTCATTATAAGCAGGATATTGTTCTTCTAATACTATTGTACCGTTTTTGTTTGCCCTTATTCTAGCATACATAGTTTCTACCAAATTGCTAATTATATCATTATACATAGTACCTATTTCACATTCTAATTTAGGTACAGTATAATTATTTCCTCCACTTCTTTGAAAACTACATTTAGCATCTGATACAACAGTAGAAATTATATCTGCTGCGGTTTTATTATAAAATTTTAATTCCTTATCACACAAATTTAACATTCTATAATACATATCATGACAAGTCATTTCTATTGTTTTATCAAGTGTATTATAATCATATTTTTTAATTACACCTGTAAATTGAAGTACATCCTCTATATAAATTTTTACCTGTGCAAAATTATCTATTATCCCTTGTGTTCCTCCTGCAAAAATAGCAGTAGGTAGATTTTCATATTGTGCTGTAATCGTAGCTTCAGCAGTAGGCGTAGTTAAATTTCTATTTATTTTTACTGACACTAAACAATGTTCTAATGTTATTTTATTAGCATCACCATTTTCAAAGGCCTGATAGCCATTTTTTTTATAAAATTCTACTTTACACTTTGTCATTATCTTTCACCCATCCACTAGCTTCATGATTACATAAAAGCTCTAAATTTATATAATATATATCACCTTCGATAGGAGTATCTATCTCAAACTTATTTTGTAAATATCCTTTATATTGAATTCCAAATTCATCTATAAATATAAATCTACCTGAATAGTTTTTTCTAAAGTTTAAAAACTTAGTTATATTACTTTGTGTCTTCTCATAATTTTCTCCTTTTATATTAAAAGCAACTGTAAATTCAATAATGCAATCACTTTTAATATTTTTTTCAAAATATGTGTATCCTTGTACAGTTCTAATACCCTTGCGAAAATAAGCAGGACGAGGTGGCTTATAATTAGTTATTACACCACCTGTATTTTTTCCATCTTCATAAAGCAAATCTACTTTAAAATCTTTTATTCTATTTAAGTCCATATAAGCCACCCCCTAATCTCTCAATACATCATTCATAAATAACCCTGTCATAACATTTTTCATAGAACTTTCTGTCATTTGTTTAAATTCATTAGCTATCTTATTAGCCCCTTCTTTATCTGCATTTGGTATAGTTACATACATTTTTATATTCTGTGTAAGTCCCATACTTTTATTCATGTTATTAGGTCCATATGGAGATGCATAAGTACCACCATATGCTCCACTAAGTGACATATTATTTAATCCATTAAAATTTGGTCTTACATTTCCTAATCCTTTAATTTTATTAGCTATACCCTTAAATTTATTATTTATGGCGCTTTCTTGATTATCTATACCTTGTATAAGACCTTCTCCAATAAAATTACCGTAATCAGCAAATACACGTGATGGAGAGTTTATTCCTAATAATTTTCTAAATCTACTAGATATTTCACTAGCTAGATTTCCTATTACCTGTCCTACTCTTCCAAACATAGCTCTTATACCATTTATAAGACCTTCAACTATATTTCTACCTATGTTGAAAAGTGCTCCTGCTAAATTACCTAATCCTCGAAATATATTAATCCAACCTTGTACAATTCCATGTAATATAGTTCCAACACCTCGAAATATTGCTATACATCCGTTTATTATGTTGTGTACCATTCCACCTACCCATTGAAGGATTCTAATAAATCCTTGAAATGCATGAATAGCCCCCTGTATGATTGAATTTATAACTCTACCTATTCCTTTAAATATATTTGCTATGAAATTTCCAAACCGGGTAGCATATTTTTTCAAAGTATCCCAATGTTTAATCACTTCATATACTATAAGTCCTATTGCTGCAATAGCAACTAAAATTAGAAGTGTTTTTGAAGTTATTATGGTCTTTAATAATCCAAATATCCCTCCAGCTTTCTTTAATTTACCAAATATACCTATCACATTATTTATAGTACCTACTAATTTGCTAAGTACCGTAAATGTTTTAGCAACTCCAGCTATTGACACAATTATTATTGCAATAGCGTTTTTTACAGGATTAGGCAATTTATTAAATGAATTCATTAATTCTACTGCTTTATTAGCTAGCTTTGTAAATATTGGGATTAATTTATTATTCAATATAGGTACTAATTGATTATTAAATATAGGTATCAACTGTTTTACTATAGATGTTTGTAATTGTGCAAAAGAATCTTGTACTTTTTTTATGGAAGCTTGTATATCTTTTTGAATTTTATCATAATTGCCCTTTGCAATATTAGCAGGACCCTTTTTGGGGTTCTTACTCTTTGCCTCTTCAGCAAGAGTATTTTTCATCCCAGTTTTAAGAAGATTTTGTGCCGCAGCACTAGGTTTTTCCATAGATTTTCCTATTTTGCTTAAAGTTCCTGCTTCTTTGGCTAATGCTTCTTGTAATTTTTCAACTCTAGTTTTTTCTTTCTCAACTTTATGCACAAATATTTCTAAGTCTTTTCCAGCTCCATTAAGTGCTTTTTTAAATTCACTAGTATCTAATGTTAAATGAGCAACTGCCTCTCCTACATTTACTGCCACGTTTTTTCTCACCTCCCATCTTTAGGAATAAAAAATCTCCTAACTTCATTTAACTAATAATTCTAGTTTTTTATCACTTTAATCTTTTATATGTTACATATTTTTTTATATTTATTATTTAGTTTTAACATTTATTTATGTTTAAAAAGCAAAAGGTTAAAAGCTAACTTTTATTATTAGCATTTAACCATTGGATCACATCTTCATTATTAGTTTTATTCGTTCTATCTCCATCTATAAACTTAGGCTCTCTAGCATCTTCTTTACTAATCTCATTTAATATATAGACACATGCCTCATCAAAGCAAAAAGCTTCATAATCATTAGTCAATCCTATAATTTCACTAGGCCTTTGTCTATATTGTTTACTTATTGATATTACACTCAGTATTCTCTGACTCTTCACGAAAGGAGTCTAATTCACTAACCCCTTCCTGTGTATAATTAAACAATGCTACTATTTGTTCATCTGTAAGCTCTAATTCTACACTTTTTAAATCTTCTATAGAAGGTTCTACAAGTGCATTCTCAGCCATAATATACATAACATCTGTCATTTGTGTTAAGTCAACATTCTCTTTCGAACTCTGTTTACCATAAAATAGTTCCTCTGCTGCACTCAATAGCTTGTTAGGTACAACTCCTTTTCTTACCAAATTTAAAAGAGATACTCTTTTAACTCTAGCATTAAAAGGTATCCCTTGACCAAATTGTGGTAACTGAATAACTTCACCTTGAGCTACTTTTTTTAAATCTTCTATATTAGTTACTTTTAAATCCATTTGTTATACCCTCACTATCTAATTTTTATTGTTTTAAATTCTGTGGATAATGCTGTGGTTTTACCACTTCCATCTAATTTATTTATTTCTTTAGCTTCAGCAATATAAACTGTATCTATCGCTAAAGAATCAGGTACAAATGTCACTATTTTCTTAGTATCATCTATAGTTACATTTCCATTTACTCTAGAATTATCAGATTTTCTCTTTATAATAAAGTTTTCTAAATTAACATCATCTTGATTAATTTGATTTGAAAAACTCCACACTACCCTGTTAGTTATACTTACTCCTACATCTGGATTTTTATTTTCTACTTCTCCACCTTCTACTCCTATATCTTCAATTGGAGTAGACTCTCCTGGTTTTTCTGTATTATTGTTTTCTTCTAATTTATTTAAAAACTCTATTTCTACAGGCTTCTCGTTTCTAAATGGTATACTTTCAGCCTCATATGAAGACACTAAAAATTTTCCATCTTGAATTTTATATTTAGCTGGCTTACCTTTACAATGCTTATATACGAACTTAACATATCCTGTAGTTCTAGAATAATCTTTTTCTTCTGTGAATATTTCCATGGTAAATGGATGTCTTTCTACTGCTATACCTACTTCTGTTCCACAATATTTATTATCTTGTATAGTTCCTCCATCTATTAAAGCCATAGTTTCTATATTAAATAGATTGTCCTTCATTTTTAACTTATAACCTATAACAATATCATCTGTTTCATTTATTCCATAAATTTTATTTTTAATCCTTAATATATCTCTTTTACCTTTACTGTTTATAGGTTCTATATCTATTTCATTACTTGTTTCTATTGTATGTTTTGTATTGGTTACCTCATCAATAAAATTAACTTTCACAACATTAACTAAAGTTTTTCCATTTATCATTAAATTACCTCCTTAAACTTTTAAATTGCTGATATTCTATGCTTGTAGTATAGGCTTGTACATCGTAATCTATAACGCTTGGTGTTTCATTCCCTGTAGGCCTAAGATCTTCTATTTTTTTTAAAGCTTCTTTTAAATTCTCTACATAAAATTCCATAGTGGAATATTGATCCATAGGGTTATAGACTATAATATCAAATAGTTTATAACCAGATATATTTCCAACTAAGGCATGAACACCATTTTCCTTTATAACTACATAGCTTTCTGTACATTTGTTTCTCTTTTGTCCAGGAGCATACACGTTATATCCTAATTTTTTTAAATATAAATATACCTTTTGCCATAAGGTTTCAGGTATAGTATTATTGATTATATCTTGCTGTATGCAATGCCCTGGAACTTTGTAATTAAATTTAGACATTTATATCACTTCCCAAATAAATTACTCATCCCCTTAAGTATTTGTGGACTCAGTTTATCTATAGTTGGTTTTAATATTGCATATTTTTTATCATTACATAATTCTAAAGACGAATAGTAATCCTTATTTCCAGAAATATAAATATTACATTTGTCACCTTTCCACTGTTTTCCACCTTTAATTGTTTCAATATCCATACCTGATTGATCCTTCCAAGGTGCATTTTTTTTAGCATCTTCTTCTAGCTTCTTTCCAGCAATATCTGCATACCCACTTATAGCAGCTTTAGATTGAGTTTCAAATTCAGATAATCCATCAATAATACTATCTATATTTACTTCTAACTCACTCATGTCATCACACCTTATTTAATATCATATCAAATACTAGGTTTTGAATATTCCCTGTGTCAACTATTTCATACTTAGTTCCATCTAAAATAAAATAATCATCTTTTTGTATTTTAGAGTTTGCATCATTATAACTAATTAATAATTTGTCATTATACAAATTATTAACTTCTAATCCCTCTATAGAAGTTGTAATTATATTACTATTATTTTTATAATAATATCCTTTTATAGTGCATACATATACTTCATCTAGTTTTTCTTCAAAAGCATTTTTACCTATTCTTAATATTTTTATTTCTCTTAATAAATCTCTTTTTTCTAACTGTTCATATATATTTTTACTTATTTTTGCCCTATTTATATTATTCATTAATGTTCATCAACTCTTTCCATAGAGGTTTGATTCATTAGAATCTTTTGCTCTTCTTTGAAATGTTCTGCTAGGGTTAACCAATAAACCCTATTGCTTTGTAATTTTATACCTGCAACTTCTATGCCATCATCTGCAATTGCCTTAAGAATACACCCTTTATAGCTTGCTTTTTCTACATCATTATTATTGATTTCTAATAATAGTTCTAGCTCCTTATCCTCAAAATAAGGATACTGTTTTTCTTGTAAATTAAATTTTAAAATCTCTAAAGGTGTTATCACTTCTTTCACCTTCCCCAGTTAAATTTTATTTCTCTAAGGTTACTAATTTCTCTATAAATATTTTTGAAAAATAGTTTAATCATTTGTTTATTTAACTTATTATATAACCTTAAATCATCCTCATTATAATAAATTACCCAAGATAAACCACCTCCTACACTTCATGTACAGCCTTTAAATTTTCTTGAAATAAATAAGCATTAGATTTTATAAAAGTCTTAACTTATAACTTGAATTATAAAAAGTTATAAGAATTAAAACTTATTTTGCAAATCTAATGCATTATTTAAGGATGATAAAATTTTTATTTCAAATTATTTAGTTTATTAACTTATTCTTAAAAGCTGTAAATTTTAATTTGGTTTCATAATATTCATTTATTCTTTAATGAATACTTTGCAGTTGTTTTATACAATAAAACTTCTGCCATTTTTATAATACTATTATATTTCATTAGAATACTTTATTTATCCCAACTTTGTCTCATTTTTGTCCCAAAATATTTTTATCCGATGACTCCCCGCTCTAATACTCCCATCTTTTTCAAAGTGGGAGTAAAGAGCGGTTACGTCCCTGGATAACGATTTTCCCTAAAGGATAACGACTTCTAAGGAGTAAAACTCCTTAGAAGTCTGTTAATAAGCTTTAGAGGGAGTAAAAACTCCCTCTGAAGCCAAGAACTCTGTTTATACTATAAGATTATTCAATTGTGCTACATGTTCTACTAATTCATTCTTTTTTCTATAAGCTGTGCTCCTTGCTCTTCCAAACATTTCCACAGCTATCCAATCTACACTTTTATTTTCTCCATACTTTAACTTTATAAATTTTTTATTTTCTTCATTTAATGATGAAAGATTATCTTCCATTACAGATATTTCTTCTTCTATTTCTCTTATTTTATATTCTACTTTCCCTTTCTTCTTAATTTTTTCTCCTAGTTCTATCTCTAATCTTTCTATTTGTCTTATTAGCTCTCTCTCCGCGTAGCTTGTTCCATTACTAGAAGTTTGTACTATTTCATCATATGTTCTACTTCTAGACTCTTCTTCTAATGTTACATTATTATTTTTAATTTTATCCATTATAATTTCTATTCTATTAGAAAGATGATTTACTCTATTTTTTAATTTACTCAATTCTTTCTTACTTCTAAAATACCTATATAATCTTTCTTCTGTTTTTATATATAATTTTTTATCCAACATATCTAGCCTCCTATAATAATTATTTAATATATTTTCTTATAACTATAACGCTACTTTTTGATATCTTTAAAGACCTTTAGAAATGCCTTTGGGCTTGAATTTTATATACTTTTTTTACACTTCTTTATTATTTTTATTTAACTCATATATCATTATTTCTTTTCCCACAATATCTAAAGTTTTTTGCAAATCTTTTATTGTAAAGTAGTGTTTAACCACTTCATCCGTACATCTATTTTTCGCGACTCTTAAAAATTCTAATTCCTCTTGATATTTGTCTAATAAATTTATACTTTCCTTTAATAATTTCTCATAATCTATGCTTTTCTTTACATACTCTTTTAATAAAATCTTTAATACTGCATTTTCTTTTCTAAATGACTCTATCTCTTCAAAAACTCTATTTTCTATTTCTTTAACTAATACAGTTAACATCTTATACCTCCACCATACTTAATTTTCTATTATATTATTCAAGACAATCAATATTCTTATTTTAATAATTCTTTTAATATTTCTGTTTTCTCTTTAGCCTTTTCTTCTCTTATATTTTTACCATCATTTAAGATCGGAGTACACATTTCTAAAATTCTATAGTATGTTCTTTTTTCATATCTATTTTTAAGTTCTATAAGAGATAAATTTGTTGTAATTATAAGTGGTAATCCATTTCTATATCTACTATCTAAAATATTATAGATTTTAGTTCTAGTCCACTCTGTATCCTGTTCTGTTCCCAAATCATCTATTATCAATAGATCTGCATTATCTAATCCTCTTAATACATCTTCTTCTACTTCTTTTCCAGATTTTTTATACGTATCTTTAATTCTATTCAATAAGCTATCTACATTTACACATATAACTGGTAACATTTTCTCTATAAGAAAGTTTGCTATACATGCCACAGTATAGGTTTTACCATTTCCCGGAGAACCATATAATAAAAGTCCTACAGATTCTTTTTTCATGTTTTCAAATTTTTTAGTATATTTATTAGCTATTTTATACATTTTGTCATTACCTTTAGTAAAATCCCAATTTTCAAATTTGCTATTTCTAAATTTTTCATCTATTAAACTATTCTTAATAATCTTTTTTAATCTTAATTGCTTTTCTTTATTTATTTCTTCTTTCTCTTTTACCATTAGAGCTTCTCTTTTGCATTTGCACATTACAGGACCTTTTATACACCTATTTAACCCTGGAATATAAGTAATCTTTTCAATAGCTTCTCCACATATAGAACATATTTCAACTCTTTCATTTTTACCAGCAATATTATAATCCAATTCCCTGCTTTTTAAGGTTTTCTCCAAAGTTTCTCCTACTTGTTTCATATACCTCACCTTCCCTCCATTTCTTACTTATCTCGTTTTTCTTTACATCTTGTGGTGATTTATATCCTTTATTTATCCAACTTTCCAAAATTGACATTGTATATTTAAATCCTTTTATTTTGCCCTGTTCCTGTTCCCTTTTTTTTGTAATATCTAATGCATATATTAATAAATCAGTATAATCTTCTTTAGCCATGACTTTTAATACTTGATTTAAATAAGTAGCACTTATTTGCCTATAAAAAGTATTAAAATATGCTTCATTAATTTTATCTAAATTTTTTCTAATATCACTCTTTCTATCTTCTTTTATTTCTATATCTATATCTTCTATATCTATATCTCTGCCGTTACTTAACGTTTCATGTAACATTATATTTTTTTTATTGTCATTATTTTTGCAACTTTGTCTTTTAGTTTCTTCCAATAGTTCCTTTTTCTTAGCTCTATGTTTAGCTACCCTTTCCCTTGTTTGTTGTCTAACTTTCTCCATACCTTCTATATTTTGATGCTTGGACCAGTTAGCTATTTTTATTAATTTATCTTCTTGTATCTGTATCATGCCAAAATCTCTAAGTACTTTTAATGCAAACCTTAAACTATTTAATGGCCTATTAAAAATTGTACTTAGCATTTCTTCTGTATATGGAACATTATCATTTAGAAAAATATATCCATTTGCATTTGTTTTACCTGCTTGAACTAAAAGTCTTATCCAAATATAATGAACAGTATCTCTTTCTGGCATGGCATCTATTAATTTTATTTTTTCATCATCAAACATATTAGTTGTTATCTTTATCCATTTAACTTCTGCCAACATATCACCACTTTCTTTTTTATCCATAGTATACAAAATAAAATTTTTCTATAATTGAATCAATCCATAATTTATATATAGTTTTTCTATACTTCTTTAATAATTATTGATTTACTATGTTTACCACCACCTCCATAGTTCTTGATCTATCAATTCATTTGGTGTAATTTGTAGTGCTTTGCATAAGTTACAAATAACTTTTAGCCCTGGATTCCCATATTTACCTTCTTCTAATTCTGTAATATAACTTCTAGCTATTTTACTTTTACAACTCAATTTTGAAATAGATAAGTTTCTTATTGTTCTATATTCTTTTGTTTTTATTACTGCCACTTGAGGATTCCTCCTTAGGATTTATTCCTCTCAATATTAAACTATAATTTTTTGAGTATTCCTAAAGTTTACTATTTCTTTTTAAAAAAAGTTCATCTATGGTAGTATCAAAAAAATCTGATATAATCTTAGCCTCATTTAAGGTAAAAGATTTCTTACCATTTTCTTTAAAATTATAAGTATTTAGAGATACCCCTATTAATCTTGCTATATCCTCTTGCTTTGCCCCTCTTAAGCATCTATAAGCCTTTAATTTTTTTGCTGTTGTCATAAAGCTTACCCCTTAATAACTGTTTTTAAGTAAACTATAAGAATACTATTTATATTTCTATTATAGTCAACACTAAGAATACTTTCAACTGGATTTTATCATTTTTTTAAAAAATATTCTTATAGTTTACATTAGTTTTAAAAAGTCAACATATGGTTTATAATATAGTATAAATAGAGGGGTGAAAAAGTTGGCAGAAATAAAAGATAGGTTAAAATGTGAAAGATTAAGAAAAGATTTAAATCAAACTGAATTGGCAAAATTTTTAAATGTATCAAAACAAACAGTTTCCAATTGGGAAAATGGTAACAGAATTCCCGATACTCTTACCTTATCTAAGTTAGCTGACTTCTTTAATTGCTCCGTAGATTATATTTTAGGAAGATCTGAAAATAGAAATGGCATAATTTCTAAAGCTAATATAGATGGAAGTAATTACGAGTTTGAATTAGATAAGAGCATATTTCCAAATGGCATAACTAGAGAACAAATGATAAATTATATTAAGGAATTAGAAGAAAGAAATAAAGAATTAGAAAAAGAAGCTGAGATATCTAGAAAATTAAAAGAAGCTGGCTTCGATTTCAATCCCCATAAATAAAATATTCTAAAAATTAATTGCTTAAAATTAAAATACAAATATGCAAAACTAACAAATATATATGTATTCATAATGTTATGTTTATAACTACATGAAATTCATATATATTTGTTAGTTTTTTATTTTGTCTAAAAAAGTAAATACTTGTCCTAAAATTCTGTATACAGACAATTACATTTTCAAAATAAATATGTAATAATTTTCACATAAAGTAATTTAATTATATAAACTTGCAAATTTTATTAAAAGATATTAAAATATATTTGAACACATGTTCGATTTCAGAAAGGAGTCTTAATTTATGTTTAATTTTAGTGGGGTATTAAGTATAAAAAAAGAAGGGGAAATAATATATGAAAAAAAAGATACCTTTACACTGAATAGAAAAAAAACTTCTTGTGAAAAATCTTCTGAGGATAAAATACAATTAGTGCATAAGGTTAATACATAA